AAAAAAGACGAAGAAATGACTTCTGAAGTTAAGGCTGAAGATACTACAAAAGAAATTTTATCTGAAGTAGAAAAAGTAAAACACAATCCAGAAAGTGAAGAAAAAACACAATTAAACATTCCTTCAAATTCTAGACCTATGAATACTTTAGATAGAGTAATGCAAACAATATCAAATTTTAATTAAAATAATAAAAAATGGCAAATAGCACAACATCAATAACTACTACTTATGCAGGAGAATTCGCAGGAAAATATGTATCTGCAGCTCTTTTAAGTGGAAACACATTAGCTAACAATTTAATAACAGTTAAGCCAAATGTGAAATACAAAGAAGTAATGAAAAAAGTTGCTTCAACAAGTATTGTTAAAAACGGAGCATGTGACTTTTCAGGTCAATCAGACGTTTTAACTTTAACAGAAAGAATATTAGCACCAGAAGAATTCCAAGTGAACCTAGAGCTTTGTAAAAAAGACTACGTAACAGATTGGGAAGCTGTTCAAATGGGATATTCTACTATAAACGAAACTTTACCTCCATCATTTTCTGATTTCTTAATCGGACATGTATCAGCTAAAGTTGCTCAAAAAATTGAAAACAATATCTGGACAGGAACAAATGCAACAGACGGAGAGTTTGATGGATTTATAACTACATTAGGTGCTGACGCAGACGTAAATGATGTAACAGGTACAGCATCAACAGCGGCAAACATTATTACAGAGCTTGGTAAAATTGCTGATGCAATTCCTGCTGCTGCATATGGTTCAGAAGATATGACTATCTATTTACCTTCTAACATGTATAGAAACTACGTTAGAGCATTAGGTGGATTTGGAGCATCTGGTTTAGGAGCTGCAGGTACAAACAATCAAGGTACACAATGGTATTCAAAAGGAGCAGGTCTTCAGTTTGATGGTATTCCAGTTGTATTAGCACAAGGTTTATCAAGTAGTGACGCAGTTGCTGCTGAAAAATCAAACTTATTCTTTGGAAGTGGTCTATTATCAGATCAAAACGAAGTAAAAGTATTAGATATGGCTGATCTAGATGGTTCTCAAAATGTAAGAATCGTAATGAGATTTACTGCTGGTATTCAGCATGCAATCGGATCTGACATTGTATTATACGCAACAGCGTAATTAAAGATTGTATAACATAAGAAAGGGTAGGTAGCTAAACTGCCTACCTTTTTTTTTAAAATAAAAATAATATGGCTTGTGATTTAACACTAGGAAGAAAAGAACCTTGTAAAGACGTAGTTGGAGGTATAAAAAAAGTATATTTTACTGATTTTGGTGATTTTGGAACTGTAACAGATTCAAATGAAGAAATTACTGATATGAGTGGAACTTTTACTGCCTTTGAATATGATTTAAAAGGAAATTCATCTTTTGAAACAACAGTAAATAGCTCTAGAGAAAATGGAACAACATTTTTCGAGCAAACACTAAACATAACATTAAAAAAATTATCTAAAGAGGATAATAAAGAATTAAAGCTGTTAGCATATGGGAGACCACATATAGCAGTAGAAGATTATAATGGTAATGTTATGGTAATGGGATTAGAAAATGGAGCAGACGTAAGTGGAGGAACAATAGTAACAGGAGCAGCAATGGGTGACCTTTCAGGTTATACGTTAGCGTTCACTGCACAGGAAACTTCACCAGCTAAATTTTTAGATAGTCCTACAGCAGCAGATCCATACGCAGGTATGGCGTCAGCTACAGTAACAGTAACTGAAGGAACTAACTCTTAATAATTCCTTAATTTTAATAAAGAAGGCACTAATTGGTGCCTTTTTTTATGCTTAATAATTAACAAAATAACATTTATTTTATTGTATAATTATGATAATATTACAGAACAGTTCTAGTTCTCAAACGATAAATTTTATTCCAAGAGAATACGAAGCATCTGACAGCAACATTTATAACATATCAATTATAAATGAAACAACAAATAAGTCAGTATATGATCAAGACACAAATGTATTTACATTAAATGATTATTATTATCAATATTCAGCTGTGTTTACATTAGTAGAAGACACGTTTTACACGATGACAATTAAAAAAAGTGGCAGTATTATTTATAAAGATAAAATATTCTGTACAAATCAAACTGTTACAAATTATTCAGTAAACAATAATGAATATGACGAGCAAGAAACAACAAACGAATTTATAGTATTATAATATGGACAATTTACACATAGTAAACTTATCAGAATATAATAGACCTAAAATATCTGAAGATAAACACAGAGATTGGGTTAATTATGGAGAGAACAATGATTATTATTCTTATTTAATAAAGTTATTTATTAATTCTGCAACAAACAATGCAATTATTCAAGGAATATCTCAATTAGTATATGGTAAGGGACTAGATGCAACAGATAGTTCACAAAAGCCAGATGAATATGCTGCAATGAAATCTATATTTAGAGATGAAGATTTAAGAAATGTAATATTAGATTTAAAGTTATTAGGAGAAGGAAGTTTTCAAGTATTATACCAAGATAAAAGAGTAGTAAAAGCAGAACACTTCCCAAGACAAACATTAAGAGCAGAAAAATGTAATGATGATGGAGAGATTGAAGCATATTATTATTTTCATGACTGGACCAAGATAAAAGCAAATAGTAAACCTAAAAGAATAGCTGCTTTTGGATTTGGTAATGGTAAAGAGCCAGAAATTAAGATTGTAAAAAGATATGTAAGTGGATATGATTATTATTGTCCAGTAGATTATCAAGGAGCTTTATCTTATGCGGAATTAGAATCAGAAATATCAGACTATTTAATTAATGATGTGCAAAACGGATTTTCAGGAACTAAAGTTGTTAATTTTAATAATGGGGTGCCTGATAGAGAAAAACAAATGCAGGTAAAGAATGATGTCATGAATAAATTGACAGGAGCAAGAGGAGAAAAAGTAATTATAGCATTTAACAACAACGCAGAAAGCAAAACAACAATAGATGACGTACCATTAGTAGATGCACCAGCACACTATCAATACTTATCTACTGAATGTTCTAATAAATTAATTATAGGACACAGAGTAACTTCTCCATTACTTTTAGGTATAAGAACAGAAAATAATGGACTAGGATCAAATGCTGATGAAATTAAAACAGCTTCTTTATTATTTGATAACGTTACAATAAAGCCTTATCAGGAGCTTTTAATAGGTTGTATAGACTCTATACTCGCAGTAAACGAGATAAGCCTTAATTTGTACTTTAAAACGCTTCAGCCGCTTGCTTTTATAGAAACAGATAATGCTGTTACAGACGAAGCAAGAGAAGAAGAGACAGGAGTTAAATTAGCAGAAGAAAAACCAGACCTTACAGATGAAATGGGAGAAGATTTTCTTTCACAGCTAGAAGGTGAGATAATGGATGAGTATGACCTTATAGGAAAAAGAGAATATTCAGAAGAAAATGAAGGTTTAGAACAGTGGAAGCAAAAAGTAATAGACGGTGATTTAGAATTAGAATCAATTAAGTCTAAACCATCAGATGAAAGTGTTTTAGACAAAAGTGTATATAAGGTAAGATATGCTTACGAAGAAAAATACACTAGCGGACAATCAAGAAAGTTTTGTTCAACTATGATGAAAAGAACAAGAAATGGTGTTGTTTATAGATTAGAAGACATAGATAAAGCTTCTAGAGCAGGAATAAACAAGTCATTTGGACATAAAGGACAATCATATGATCTATTTAAATATAAAGGTGGACCAAATTGTGGGCATTTATGGGAAGAAAGACTTTATAAATTAAAAAAGAAAAATGATGGAGAATACTATGAAGATAAATCTTTAGCAAGTAGCAAAGAAGTTGATAGTATTCCTAAATCATATAAACCAAGACCAGCAGGGCATAAAAAAGCAGCAATAGCTCCTAAAGATATGCCTAATAACGGATACAAAAAACCTAGATAAAAATGGCACAGGCATTATTAATTAGTAGAAAAGATATAGTAAAGTTCACAGCAATGAATGGTAATGTTGATACTGATAAGTTTATTCAGTTTATTAAAATTGCACAAGACATTCATATACAAAATTATTTGGGATCAGACTTGTTAAATAAAATTGAAGCAGATATAATTGCAGGCACTTTAACAGGAAGTTATTTAAGTTTAGTTAGTGATTATGTAAAACCAATGCTTGTTCATTGGGCAATGGTTGAGTATCTTCCTTTTGCTGCCTACACGGTTGCCAATAAAGGAGTCTACAAACATACAAGCGAAAACGCTTCTAATGTAGATAAAACTGAAATAGATTTTCTGATTGAGAAAGAAAGAAACCTAGCGCAGTACTATACTGATAGATTTATCAGCTATATGAGTTACAATAGTAGCTCCTTTACAGAGTATAATAGCAATTCTAATGAGGATGTATATCCTGATAAAGACGCAAGTTTTGAAGGATGGGTATTGTAAAGAAAAAGTATAAACCTAAAGCCTATAACTTGGAAAGATTAAAAAAATTCATTATAGACCTGAAAAAGAATAACAAAAAATTAAAAAACCTATTGTAATAATATGAGTTTCGGTTCGATATATGACGTATCTTGGTGGGGATTAACAAATGAATCAAATGGTTGGGGTAACATATACCCTTTTGATGCAGATGGATCTAATTTTAGAGCAGATACAACATTAGTATTGGCAGACACAACAAATTATACAGGAGATCAAACAATATTTTAAAAAATGGCAAAACAAACAATTAATATAGGAACAACAGCAAATGACGGGACAGGTGATCCAATAAGATCCGCATTTGACAAATCAAATGACAACACCAACGAAATATATTCACTTTTTGGTGATGGCACAACACTTGCAGTAAGTGGAGATGCAACTGTATCAGCAGGTGCTTTAACAATAGCAGCAGATGCAGTAGTAACTGCTAAAATATTAGATTCAAATGTAACTACAGCTAAACTAGCAGATGATTCTGTAAGTTTTGAAAAAGTAGACGCAGAGTTTACAACAAGTAGTGCGTTAAGTGCAGGTGCAACAGTTGCAGTAGATTTTGACGCAGCACAAGTATTTACGCTAACACCTAACGCTAATACAACATTTAACATAACAAACCCAAAAATAGGAATCACTAAAACAATAATAGTAACAGGAGCAGGAAGTAGTTATACAGCTGATACTTGGCAAGTAGGTGGAGGAGCAGGTACGTTTAATAAAATAGCAGGTACTTATGACGATACAAGTTCAACTAAAAACTTTTATCAAATAACGTGTGTAAGTGCTACAGAATTTTGGTATAGTATTAGTCAAATAGCAAGTTAAAATTTAACATAAAAATATAGTATGTTTGGACAAGGTATAAATTTTGGAACTTTAGGCGCAGCTCAAGTAATAGCCGACTTTCTTGTAATCGCAGGAGGAGGTTCTGGTCATAGGTCAGATGTCAATAATGGTGCAGGTGCAGGTGGTGCAGGTGGTCTGCGAACTTCATACGGAATTACATCTGGAGGAGGAGCAAGTGCTGAATCAAAAATTACATTAGTAGATGCAACAACTTATACATTTACAGTAGGTGCTGGAGGTGCAGATAATACAACTGGTGGAGGACCTGCTATAAGTGGTTCAGATTCATCTATTGCAGCAGCAGGAATTACTACTATTACTTCTCTCGGTGGAGGAGGAGGTGGTGGTGTAGGTTTACCTGCAGAAGCTTCAACATCAGGAGGTTCTGGTGGTGGAGGT